CTAATATCCAAGAGTTTTCTAAAGGTATGCGTGGCACTGGGACAGAGGCAAGCTCAGCCGAGAAAGCTTTCTGGTTCAGTGATGACCCTGAATATACAGCCAGAAGTTATGCCGATCATAGCGCCACTACAAATCGTGTTACAAAACTACTTAAAGAAGCTGATGAGGCTGAGCGTACTGGTAACTGGGACTTGTATGACCAAAAGATAGTAGAGGCTGAGGAGTTAGAGGGTCAGTTCATGAACGACCCTCAATCCAGATTGAAAGGTCAGAATATCATCCCAGCGCACTTACCGAAAGATGACGATTTAATAGTTATTGACATGAAGGGGCAGTCTTTTAGTGACCAAGGGGTGTCTAAGTATGTCAGTGATACATTGGACGCTGCAAAAGCTGATGGCAAGAAAGGGGTTAAGTTTTTAAACCTAGACGATGCTATTGGTCATTATGATAAGCCTGCAACACATGTAGCTGTGTTTGATGAGGGCAATATCCGATCTAAGTTTGCAAAGCTAGACCCTAGCAAGAGGGGTGAGGCAGGGATGATGAAGTCAGCCTTAACTCCAACTATAGGTGCTGGCCTACTAGGCCTAGGTGCTTTAGCTCAGTCTGATGAGTCAGAGGCAGGGGTAGTGGGCGGTATTCTTGGTGACATTCTTGGTGACTTTGCTGGCGATACTGTAAAGCAGGCAAAAAAGGCTGGGTGGACTGATGAGCGCATAAGTCGAGCTATTAGGGATATGTCCCATGTTCGGGGTGATGTTGCCAAGGGCCGTGTAGGTCACGTTAACCCAAAGGAGTTTGTTGAAGCTACCCACCCAGACTACTCGCAGATCAAGAAAGAGGCTGGCTTGCTTGATGTAGAAAGGCTCCGTAATGAAGATCAGATACCATTTATTAACGTGGAAGATGGTAAAATAGTGGGGCATGAGGGCCGTCATAGGATGGCGGCTATGCATGAACAAGGTATTGATTCTGCTCCTGTGATGATACGTGATGTATCTGGCTATAGTAGTGAAAACGTGCCAGCCCAGAAGTTTTCAGCGCTTCTTGAAGGTCAGGATTTAGCTGATGGTAAGGTTGGAAAGCCGTTATCAGTTACAGATACAATACTGGCATCAAAGAGCAACAAGGGCGCTATCAAGGGCTTAATGGGTGATAGTGATTTGCTTTACTCAAGCCCTATCATGGGCGGCACTGCTGGCCTACTAGGGTTAACCGCACTAGCTCCAGATGATGTACGTGCTGCTGAAATAGCTGCTACTGATATACGTGATGTTGGTTCTATTCAAGCTGCTAATCACCCAAAGCTTCAAGCATTAGCTGGTTTATTAAGCCAAATTGACACGCCTATAGGTAAGCCGTTTGAAAACATTCCTAGCTCATTACTAGCTATGGCATACGGTGATGACCCTGATTTATTGCGCTCTTTCTTATCTGCTACGGATATTGCGCCATAGGTGCTATAATAGGCCCATAACTTAAAGGTAACACTATGGACTTAACGACTTATACAGGCTTACAGGCGGCTATTGCTACTACGCTTAACCGCGACGATTTGGTGTCAGAAATCCCTGCATTTATCCGTTTGGCAGAATCTCAAATGCAATCTGACTTACGGCATTGGCGCATGGAAAAGCGAGCAGAAACATCAATTGATAGTCAATTTATTGGGCTGCCTAGTGATTGGGCTGAGACTATCCGCTTGCATTTGAACGCTGATGGAACTAAGGATATCCGTTATATTACGCGCAGGGAAATGCAAAGCATGAGGGCGGGTAGTGATGATGCGACAGGTGCGCCTGCTTATTACACTCACACCGCTGGACAGCTAGAGGTTTATCCATCACCTGATGCTACATATAGTGCGGATATTACCTACTACGGAACGATAACACCGCTTAGTGACAGTGTGACTAACTGGGTTTTAACTAACTTTCCCGATGTTTACTTGTATGGTTCGCTTATCCACACTGCGCCATTTTTACAAGAAGATGAGCGTACACAAACTTGGGCTGCATTATACGGAGCTGCTGTTAAGCGCCTCAACGATGCCAGCAAACAATCACAAGCAAGCGGTAGTGGCTTGCGTTTGACGATCAAATCTTATTAAGGGCTACTTATGTCTCAGGCTACGAATTATTTAGAAAACAAGATTGCAGAGCATGTGTTTGGCGGCTCTGCTTATACGGCTCCTAGCACTCTGTATGTTGCATTATTCACATCTGCTCCTAGTGATACTGGTTCCGGAACAGAGGTTTCAGGCGGCTCGTACACTCGCATGGCAATGGCGTTTACTGTAAGTAGCGATACAGCCAGTAATACGAGTAATGTTGAGTTCCCCAAAGCCACGGCTTCATGGGGTACTGTTACTCACTTTGCTATTTACGATGCGTCTAGTAGTGGTAATATGCTTTGCTACGGGACATTAACTGCGTCTAAAGCTGTTGCGAGTGGTGATACATTGCGCTTTAATGCTGGTGAGCTAGATATAACGGTTGCCTAAAATGCCTGCCAACGGTTACGGTGCAGCTTTATATGGTGTAGCAGCTTATGGTTCTGAGAATTACGAGGACGTAACGGCTTCTAGCGATTTATCATTAAGCACTGTTGCTGCCTCTGATTTGATACAAGGTATCGCTGCAACGGCTAGTGTAGTCGTATCGTCATCTGGTAGCTCTTTGTTAATTAATGGTGGTGTGGGTCAGTCTAGTATAGCTGTAGGGCTGACAGGCTATGGGCAAAAGATAAGCTTTGCAGATGGTTCTGTAGGAATAACAGTTACTACCTATGGTGATGCTAATGGTATACGCTTGGGCGGTGGTGCTGCTGTAGCAACCGTTGGAACAACTGGTAGTACAACAAGGATTGTTTTCGGTGATGGCGAGACTAGTGTTGATTTGTCTGCTGCTGCCACAGCTAATGTCATTGCTGGGATTAATGGCAATATTGGCATTACTGTTAGCACTAGTGGTGATATATTAAGAATATTTGATGGTGTAGCTGTAACGGCTATTAGCTTGGCGCTTGATGGTGTGCTGCGCTATAAGTACGAGCCAATAGCTACTGATAGTCAGAGTTATACTATCGTATCCACTGATTCTCAAAGCTGGGCAGAGGTGGAAACTGACAGCAACATATACAATGATATACCTGTCGATAGTCAGGTATGGTCAGCAATTGCGTCTGACAGTGAAAGCTGGGCGCAAATCTAGTATAATTGACCTATATTTAACAACGGAGGCCGACGATGGCTGATACTACTACTACAAACTACAGTTTGACGAAGCCAGAGGTCGGGGCAAGTGATGACACTTGGGGTACAAAGCTAAACACTAACTTAGATTCTGTCGATACGCAGATGAAATCTAACGCTGATACTGCGGCTGCTGCGCTACCAAAAGCTGGCGGCACGATGACAGGCGATCTTGAGCTAGGCGATAGCGTCAAGGCGAAGTTCGGTGCTGGTGATGACCTACAGATTTATCATGATGGTACAAGTAACGATAGTATCATTGACGAGAGTGGAACAGGCAACCTTAATCTACAAGGAACAAATGTTGTAATTAAAACTACTGGTGGAACAGCAACCCAAGCGCACTTCTATGCTGGAGATGAGGTAGGCTTATACCACAATGGCACTAAGAAACTAGCCACCAGCTCATCTGGGGTCGACATTACAGGCACAGCCACGATGGATGGGCTTACTGTTGAGAACGACACTAATGGAGACACAATAGCAACCCTAAACAATAGTAGCTCTGGTTCTGCTGCACAGGCAACGCTATATGTCACAAACGGGTCAAATAATGCGGATGGGTTATTTGCCGGAGTAAATGGTACGAACATGACGCCTGCTGGTGGGTTTGTTGCAGACGGCGCTGCAATCGGTTCAGGCACAGGAGTAAGCGGTGGCTTGTCTATAATGACTAGGGCCAATGCTGATATGCGATTCTACACAAATGGACATACGGATGAACGTATGCGCATCGCCAACAACGGAGACATCAGCTTCTACGATGACACAGGCAGCGCTAAGTTCTTCTGGGATGCTAGTGCTGAATCTTTGGGTATTGGTACGAGTTCGCCTTCGCAGTTGATGCATTTGCTAGGCTCCTCTTCTGTTATTAGACAGCAAAACAATACTACGAACTGGGATATAGGTTTAGACGCAGGTGACAGTTCCTACAAAATTAAAAACAATGGCTCAGAACGCATGCGTATCGACTCCAGCGGTAATCTCGGCTTGGGTGTCACGCCTGAGAGTTGGCATAGTAATGTCACCGCTTTGCAAATCGGTGATTTGGGTGCAGTGTGGGTTTATGACGATGGTTCTAATCCAGAGCAGACTCATATTTCTGAGAATGTATATAACAATGGCGAGGAAAGATATATTGAGTCTGATTACGCCTCAACCCATCAGCAAAGAAGTGGTGTTCACACATTCAAAGTAGCCCCAAGCGGCACAGCAGACTCAGCGATAAGCTGGACTACTGCGATGACGATTGATAATTCTGCTAATGTGCTAGTGGGTTGTACGGCTTTACCTTCTTATGGTAATGGCGGTGCAGGCTTTGAAACTGGCCAATCTAGTGGGCGGAGTATTTTGCAGCTTGGGACTACTACTACGAGTCCTGAAACTGTTCAAAGATTTTACAACCCTAATGGAAGCACAGGTGGTATATCTTTATCAGGCTCCTCCACATCCTACAACACATCATCCGACTACCGCCTCAAAGAAGATGTACAGCCAGTAGCCAACGCCTCTGACCGACTGATGCAACTCAAGCCCTGCAATTTCGCATGGAAAGCAGATGGCTCCAGAGTAGATGGTTTCCTCGCTCACGAAGCTGCGGAAGTTGTCCCAGAAGCCGTAAGTGGCACTAAAGACGCAATGACCACTGAGGAGTACGAAGTCACTCCTGCTGTCTATGAGGACGTTGTAATCCCTGCCATTGATGAAGTCTTAGACGAAGATGGCAACGTAATCACAGAAGCCCAAGAAGAACGCACAGAGCAACAACTTGTCTCTGAGGCAGTTATGGGTGAACGGGAAGTTGAAGATTATCAGGGCATAGATCAGAGCAAACTAGTTCCTTTGCTGACCGCAGCATTACAAGAAGCCTTAGCCCGAATTGAAGCATTGGAGAACAAATAATGACTGACTTCAAATGGAAAATTAACCAACTTGAACGCTCCACAGCGGATGACTATGTGCTTACTGTCCACTATGGCGTTGATGCTACTGACGGTGAGTTCAGCAAAGGTGCTTATGGCACTGTTAGCTTTGACCCTGAGACTATGCCAGCCTCGGTGAACTTTGACTCACTAACCGAAGAAGTCGTATTGGGCTGGGTGTTTAGCAAAGTCGAGCAGGACGTTGTGGAGGCACAGTTAGAGGCTATAATTGCCGAAATGAAAGCACCAAGCGTTATTGCTGGTATGCCGTGGGTAGCTGAAAGCTAATGCTTGACCCAGTGTCTATAATAGCTGCTATTTCTGCGGCTAATGGCGCTTATAAAACCCTTAAAACAGCCGCTAGTAACGCCTCAGAAGCATGGGGCGCTGCTAGCAAGTTCTTAGAGGCTAAGGCCGAAGTAGACTTACAGGCTAAGACAGACAAAGCAGAGGGCAAACAGACCACACAGGCTTTCCTTGCTAGTATAGACCTCAAACGTAAACAGATGGAGCTGGATAGTTTTATCATACAACAGTGTGAGGGTTGGGTAATAGCTGAGTGGCAGGCCCATAAAAAAGCTCTTGAAGATCAGGTATGGCAGAGGGCGCAAGAAGCTAAAATTAAAGCTCGCCAAAGCGCATCAACACAAGATAATGATGTAAGATACGCTATAACAGCGCTGGTAGTTCTTGCTGGTATAATAAGCTTTATATTTATTATAGCAGGCGATAAAATAAAGGCATGGCTTAGTGCAAGTTAAGAGCAAATTAAGAGGTTTGATATGGGATTGGTAGCCTTAGATTTACCAGCGGGTATATACAGAAACGGCACAGACCTACAGGCGCAAGGCCGATGGCGCGATGCCAATCTGGTTCGCTGGCATGACAATACGATGCAGCCCATAAAAGGCTGGCGTACTCGCTCAGACACAGCAGCAGCTTCTAAGATTCGCTCTATTAACGCATGGATTGATAATAGTAATGATAGATGGATTTCCGCAGGAAGTTATAATAAGCTCTATGTCTACAATGCGGCAGGCTCACAATTTGACATTACACCATCTGGCCTAGCGTCTGGATTTGAGGACGCAAATAACCCCGTAGGGTATGGTAACTCTTATTATGGTCAAGAAGCCTATGGTACGCAGCGTCAAGAATCCGACATACCAGACCCCGCTACTACATGGTCTTTACAATCATGGGGTGAGTATCTTATTGCCTGTTCAGATGCAGATGGCAAGATATACGAATGGCAATTAAATACTAGCAATGTATCTGCACAAATAGCCAACGCTCCTGTCAATAATCGCGGAATTGTAGTAACTGATGAGCGCTTTTTACTGGCTCTGGGCGCTGGTGGCAATCCTCGTAAGGTACAATGGTGTGATCGTGAGAATAATACATTATGGACTGTTGCCGCCACAAACGAAGCTGGTGACTATGAGTTGCAGACAAACGGGCGCATAGAATGCGGAGTTAGGGTGCAGAATCAGACATTAATATTAACGGATACTGACGCTCACACTGCAACTTATTCTGGGCCACCGTATGTGTACGGCTTTGAGCGAGTTGGCACATCGTGTGGGGTTATATCCAAGCAGGCAGTAGCTACTGTTGATCTAGGTGCTGTATGGATGGGGCCGCGCTCATTTTATGTTTATTCCGGTGGTGCAGTGCAGGAGATTGAATCAGATGTTGCCGACTACGTTTTTTCTGATCTAAACAGCTCGCAAGCCAGCAAGGTTATTGCCGTGTCAAACGCCAAGTTTTCCGAGATTCGTTGGTTTTATCCATCGGGCGGCTCTACCGAGAATGACCGATATGTAGCGTTTAATTATGCAGACCAAACATGGTCTATAGGTACGCTGGCTCGCACTGCTGCTATTGATGCGGGAGTTTATCGCTATCCGTTGTATGCAGACCCGATAACTAAAAAGATATATGAGCATGAGGTGGGCAATAACTACGATGGCGCAACTCCATTCGCTGAAACTGGCCCAGTGTCAATGGGGACAGGAGATAATATATTTAGCATCACTAACATGATACCTGATGAGCGCACACAAGGGGACGTAGAAGCCACGTTTAAGGCTCGCATGTACCCTAATGACCAAGAACGTAGCTACGGCCCTTATAGTATGTCTAACCCCACCAGCTTGCGCGTAACAGGGAGGCAAATTAGATTACGTGTGGAGGGTGCTAATTTATCTGATTGGCGTGTAGGCATAAACAGAATAGAGGTTAAGTCTAGGGGTAAGCGATGAGCCTACAGCAGATTCCACCCAAGCCAACGGGTAATAATTGGATTAATTGGGCGCAGCGTTTGAGCGCGTATTTGATTCGGATTCGCTCTTTGTTACGCCATAAGACTGATAATGAGTCAGCTAAGGATAACGGAATTATTCTATGGGACGAGGAAAACGGCTACCCTATTGTCTCTAAGGATAATGTATTTAGACAGGTTTTATTAGCCGATGGTTATGGTACTTTTTATGTCGATTCAGATGTAACTCCAGCGGCAGCAGATACAGCGTACCCGATCAACTTTACTGATACTATTATATCAAACGGAATCAGTGTTGGTACGCCAGCTAGCCGCTTGGTTGTTGATGAAGCTGGGTTCTATTTAGTGACATTTACTGTCAATATATCGTCATCAAACTCTAGCGCTAAAACATTAAGATTTTGGCCTAAGTTAAATGGTGTTGATGTACCTAACTATACAATTGCCGTAACAATTAAAGACAATTCGACAGCAATAACTATGACGCGTGATGCGTTAGTGCAATTAGCCGCAGGCGATTACATTGAAGCTTACTATGCTACCGATACCACTAATGCTAAACTATCAGCTACAGCCGCTACATCATACGCGCCAGCAGGCGCATCAGTTATGGTGTCAGTAATGAGGATTCGACAATAATGGATGAGATAGAGCGCTGCAAGCCGTGGATTAAAGCTGCTTTAAAATATGGCGGTGGTACGCATTCGTTTGAAGATGTTAAAAGTGGTATAATTGATGGCAGAATGCAGCTATGGCCCGCTGCGAAGTCATGTTTAATTACAGAAATTACGCAATACCCTAAAAAGAAAGTGCTTCATGTTTTTTTAGGTGCTGGTGATCTTGAAGAAATAAAGTCAATGCAGCCAGACGTTATGGCTTGGGGTAAATCTCACGGTTGCACAAGTTTAACAATGGCTGGGCGTAAAGGCTGGCTAAGACGAATAAATGACATTGGCTGGAAAGAACAGCTTGTGGTAATGGAAAAGGTGATAGGATGAGCAAAGGCGGTTCTACAAGTTCTCAGGTGGAAATTCCAGCATGGTTGGAGAACGCAGCCATCGAAAATATCAATCGGGCAAAAGATGTTCAGAGTCATGGATATGTGCCGTACTATGGCCCAGAAGTGGCGGCATTTACGCCAATGCAGCAGCAGGCTATGCAAGCTACAGGTAGTGCGGCTAGTGCCTACGGTTTGGCTCCGCAGGATTTTGATGCAATGGCTGGCATGCCGTTAGCGGAGGAATTTGCTGGTGGGCAAATGGGTTACTCATCTATGCCTTTATATAATGAAGCGCTAGCAGCTTTTCGTGAAGATCGTCCAGCCCAAGCCAGCGCTATTGACTCAATGTTTATTAACCCGTATACAGGCGAATACGCTCCGTCTGACTACTCGCCAACGGAAGATCAAATAGCTAATGCTGGTTACACTGAAAGGGCCACGCAGGCGAATTTAGATACCGCTAATGAGACAATTGCAGATCAAGGCGGGATTATAGAATCATACGAGCAGGCTAAGTCTAGTGATCTGCAAATAGGCGATCAATTTACTGGCTCTGACGGTGGAATTTATACTGTAGGTTATGGCGCTGGTCAGGTTGACCCAAGTCTTGCTAATGCGCTAAATTATGGTCAGAGCGAATATGGCACTGTTGAAAACTTCATGCACACATTGCTAGGGTCTGGTGGGTCTTATGGTATACCTGTTATTGATCTTAATCCACCTGAACAGGATATGCAGGATATCATTATCAATAATAATATTCTTGAAAAAGAAGATATTTACGGCGGCCCAAGTGCTGCTGACATAGGAGCTGCTGTTGGAGATCAGTATAATTTTGGTGGTATTGAGGATGTGTTAAATAATATTCTTGAAAAAGAAGATATTTACGGTGGGCCAAGTGCTGATGATATTGGCGCCGCTGTTGGAGATCAGTATAATTTTGGTGATATTACTCAAGGCTTGACTGATGTTAAAGATGCAGTAGGAGGTATTGATATTCCATCTTATGAGTACGGTGGCCCAAGTGCTGATGACATAGCTTCTGTTTTAGGTGATGAATATAGCTTTGGCGATTTTGCTACAACGCAAGGTGTAATTGATGCAGTAGGAGGTATACCCAGTTATACCTATGGTGGGCCAAGTGTCAATGATATAGTT